TAGCTTTTGTCAATGCATTAACTTTACCGCCGCAAACAATACAGCTTTCTTTACTAAATAATCCCATAAATAAGTTCCTTTCAAAAGCAATACTAACATTATCCTTATCCTATCGCGCAGAAAGGAAGGTAGGATAATGTTAAAAGTAAATTTGTGGGAAGTGCGTACAGCCAAAGGCTTAAAGCTGGAAGCTGTAGCCGTAATGACTGGTGTAAGCAAGTCCACGCTAAATAATATTGAAAATGGTAAAACTTCGCCAACACTGGCAAACCTGGAAAAAATAGCCAAAGGCTTAGGATGCCGTATAAGCGATCTGTACGATTCAGAATATAAGTAGTATATCATAACACAGCTTTTTACCTGGTATTCTTGTAAATATTTCCACAATCCTGGAAATGTTTTTAAAATCCGGGACGAGCAGAAAAAATAGGAATATAATGGATATTGTCAAAGGAAGGGGGCTTAACTATAATGCGTGAGAAGCTACACAACCTTATAGACACTATCCAGGAAGAAAAACTATTAAGAAAGATATATTTTTATATCCTGGGCTTGAAGGGGTAGACGTTAATAGCGTCTATCCCTTATTTCATTTCTGAAATGATTTTCTTAAGTACGTCCCATTCGTCTTCTGACAATTTACAAAGAGTTTTAATTAAGTTCTTCTTAAATTCATCAGAGCCGCCGGAGATACGACCTACATATAAGTCCAGTTCTTCATCTTCGGACATTGCGTTAAACATAGAGCCGTTACCAGTTCTGAGCCATTCTTCACTTACGTTATGCTGAGTAACTATAGATAGAATCATTCTATCAGATAAGGAATTGATACCGCTTTCTATGCGACTGATAGCAGCTTTTGTAACTCCAACAGTTTCCCCAAAAGCTTCCTGGCTAAGTCCGAGATAATTACGTAACTCTTTTAAACGTTCGTTCAAAATAAATCCCCCTTTCTGTAATTTAATTATACGATAGCATAAAAAGTAAACTTAATCAACAAAAAGATTAAAAATATGTTGACAAGGTAAATCTAGTACACTATAATGTAAATGTAATCAACGATGAACAAAAGACGAAAGGAGCAAGAAATGGGAAAAAACAGAATAAAAAGAGCGCTACATAGTCTCATTGACAGAATGGACTACAAGCTGCAAAGAAAAGTATATTTCTATATTTTAGGATTGGAAGGACAGCAGAGCAATGAGCGAAGAACAAATTAAAATTTGGAAACAAGTAGAAGCAAAAGGCTTAGAAAAGCTGGGAAACATCGAGAAGGCACTGTTAGCAAAGGAAGGCTTTGAGGAAGCACATAAAGATTATTGCGACTTTATAGAAAAACTGGCAGAAACTACAGGACTGACAAGCGGGGAACTGGATAGACACTTTACCACACTCTTAGCAGAAAAAGGAGAAAAGAAGAATGACAGTAGAAGAAAAGAAGGAAAGAAATAGAAAATATGGCGCGATTTGTGCGAGGGCTAAAGCAATGGGAATTATGCAAGGCGACGCAATAGGCGCGATTATGGATATAGATAGCGCAGACCAAAGATTTAATTTAAGACTGGACGAGTTCCTGGAAGCCGACGATTTCAATTTTGCACATGACTTTATAGGGATACAGGAAAATATCGTAAGAGGAAGATTCCCGGCGACAGACTTCGGGTACTTTGTACCGAGATTTGCGGGAAGAAGTGAGTAAAACACCGGGGCGGCAGCAGTCGCCCAGCAAGTGCCGTTAGCTCAGTTGGTCAGAGCACCCGGCTCATAACCGGGCGGGCGTGGGTTCGAGTCCCACACGGCGCATTAGTAGCAAGGACGGCAACCTTGCAGCAGTGATAGCAAGCAGATAGCTTAAGCTGCATACTGTGATAAAAATAGCAGCGGGTACACCAGCTAAAGAGCGTACAGACGTATAACAAGTTTTTCTACAGCTTTTTTAATGGGAAAAAGCGACTACACAGTAAATAAAGCCGGAACGGAGAAGTACAAAAATGAAAAAGAATCATTCACGCGCGCCACCTGGTAGGGGAAAATACCTAAACCCGTAATGCAGCCTACCACGGTAGCCAGTCCCAAGCCTGGAAGAAATGCAGAGGGCGGAAAATACATAGAAAGGCGGGATAGATTGAGGGAAAACAACATAAAACCAGCGGAAGCAGCGGAAATATTGGGCGTTTCGCCGCAATTTATCCGGGTTGCTATGCAAATGGGGCAACTTCCTATAGGAATAGCCATAAAGCTTCCTGGTTCAAGTGAGTACACATATCAGATCAGTGACAATTTATTACAGCAGCGGACTTCTAAGAACGTAGCGGAAGAGATTAAAAGAATCAGAAGCACGAACCAAAGATAAAAGACTGTGGCAGCAGTCGTAAAGCCCTTGTTTATAGGTAAAATCGCGAAAAGTAACAAAGAAAAGGAGAACGAAGCAGTGAAAAAATGGGTTGTTGAGATTGAGAAGGAAAGCGGGAGAGTAGAAACCAGGTTAGTACCAGCAAGAAACAAATGCACAGCAATAAGCAACTGCAAGAACGAAGGAGACACAGTATTATCATGCGTTCCATATACCGGGCAGAACGTGAAAGTAAGCGGGCAGCGTGACGAAGAAGAGGAACGCGGCTACGGTGGCTACACTTTCGGTTACGGCTTCGGATACGGAGCAAGAAGAAAGGGGCGAAAATATGGCAGCGGCAGTTATGAGCATTGATAAACAGAAGGCAAGAGCAGACGAAGCGCTGGAACTTGTAGGACAGCTTGATACTTCGATGCAGAAAGCCGTCTATATTGCTACTAAAATGTTCCTTGCGGCGAAGGAAACGCCGGAAGAGAAAGGAAAACCGAAGAAATGACGCTTAAAAGAGTTGGAAGCTTGAAAAACAAGAAACATAAGCACTGCTTACAGTGCGGGCGTGTGTTGGTGGGGCTTAAGGACAACACTGAACACGAATGTAGCTTTTGCGGGCAGAAACATTTTGTAGATATCTACGGTACTACCCTGGTACTTACAGCAGCAGAACGCCCGGACTTAAGACACCGAACAGAACCAAAGAACCTGGACGACCCGGAAGTAGTACAGAAGAAGAAAAACCAGGAAGAATTTAAAAAGAACCTGGCTATATTCCGTAGTAAATGGGGAAGGTAAAGACCAAGTGTTAGGACTAAAAATATTTTTAGGTGTAATGATTGCGTTGATGCTATTAGGAATCATCGGGGCAAGAACTAAATGTAGTAAATCTATCGCGGGAGCTATCACAATATGTTGTATTGTACTGCTTACCGCGATCATTGCCAAAGAGAACCAGCCGAAAGTAACAGAAGTAGCGCCGGAATCCGGGAAGATTCAGACAGAACAAAACGCCTGGGGAACGATTACCGTTACAGACGATACCGGGGTTACGAGAGAATACCAGGGCTGTATACATATTTCCGGCACGTACCCGTATGAGACTACGGAGTATATGGGATTATGCGTAAGTATGGAAAGTGCAATAGAGACGGGCGAGTGGTCGCCAGGAATGTACTGGGAAGCGAAAAGCAATGAGAAGGAGAGTAAAACCGATGAATAACTATATAACATTGTACGGAGAACCGTTAGAGTATCCGCACCAGGTAAGCGTAGATAAGCGCGGAGTAGCTTACTACGGGTTCAACATGGCAACAGAAAGGGTAAGCGGCATTAAGGATATTACCCAGGTAATCGTAGAAGAAGGTACGCCAGCTTTTGAGAGCTTAACAGCAATCGACCAGGTAAAAGACCTGTTAGACTGTAAGCTGCTGGTTACTGGAAGAATCCGTACAAGAAATATCAAACGGAAGGACACCGACGGAAGCAGAATCAAAGAGAAAGAACACAACAAGAAGAACCAGGCAGCAGAGAAAGAACATAGCAAGTTATATATTTCAGTGCGCGCCCAGGAGATTACAGACCAGGAATACGAAGGAGATGCGAACGGGGTAGTTTTAACCGGGTTCGTATGTAAAAAGGGCGATATGCGGACTACGCCGCGAGGTATCCGTATTACGGATATGATTTTAGCGTGCTGGCGCGAAGACGACGAAAGCAACGTAAGCGATTATATCCCGGCGATCACATGGAACGGAACAGCGGCAAGGGCA